ACTATTACTTGGTCTACTCTAGCTGTTAGCAGCTTAACTTCAGGTTGGTCTTTAACAGCACCTACTATTGATGCTTCTAGTACTACTACCTATTACTTTAGTGATATTAGTTTTGTTGATGCAACTGCATCTTCTACTACTACTTCTTCAACAGGCACTACTCCAACTCGTAGCGTTAACTTCGATGGTATTGTTAGCTTTACAAACCTTAATACTAGGTTAGCAGATGCTAATACTGAAATTGATGGTGATAGAATTACAACAGGTACTATTGATGCAGATTTAGTTACTGTAGACAATATAGTAGCAGGGAATATTAAGCCTGTTCTCTCAGGAAGTGGTGCAACTGATTTTGCATCAGAAGTAAATAATTATATTTATCCTTATGCTTATCATGGAAACTTTTCTAAAAATGCTAGTTTTACTGGCAGTAGTTTTCCATCTACAGGGCATAACAGTCAGGCTTTAAGGGCTGGAGATATTTTCTACAATACTAACGATAATAGAACTTATAGATACAATGGTTCTTCTTGGGTTAAGATTAGTATAGAGGCTGACAGTATTCTTGCAAATAATATATATGCAGGTACGCTAGATTGTAGTCAATTAACAGTAACTAATTTAGACGCAGCAAGTATATCTGCAGGTACAATTAGTGTAACTCGACTTCCAGGGCTTAGTGATCTTGCTTATGATCTTAGTGCAGGGGTAGCCCATGTAGGCGATAGCGGCAACACTACTGGTTCTGTTACTGCTTCATTTTCTAGTCTTCCTGCTGGATCAAAAATAGTTATTAACGCTTCTTTAGGTATAACAGGTCCAGGAGGTAGCCAAGACACAGGTCAAGGTAGCTATTATGCTACTTCTACTGGCAGCTTTTCTGTAAGTGCTTGGAATCTTAGTAGTACTAACTACACTGTTCAAGGAAGTAGTAATAGTCCTCCAAAGTGGATTTATCATAGCGGTGTTGCTACAGTAAGCTCTACAGGAAGTTGTTCGTTTACTTTTACAATTTATTCTACTTATAGTAGAAGAACAAATATTAATACTATGCGAATTACTGCTCTTGCAATCGAAGCATAAAGGATAAAGCAATATGATAGAATATACAGTGTATAATTCTGAAGGTCATTTTGTTATGGCTAAAGTGACTTCAGAAACTGAATTACCAGCTTTATCTGATGGTAATGTTGCAGTTTTAGGTTTGCATAATATAATGACAAGATTAGTAGACAATAGCGTAGTAGACTTTTCTGATGAAGAAAAATCAGAAGCTGCTAGAGAAGAAATCTTAAACGTAATAAGATCAGAAAGAAAACCTCTTTTAAAAGAATCAGATTGGATTGAATTACCTAATTGTCCACTGTCTGATGAGGGAAAAACGGAGTGGCGGTCCTATAGGACTGCCCTTCGTGACTTGCCTGAAACTGCTGATTTATCAGTAGACATAAATGATCTTGTATGGCCTACGAAACCAGAATAGGATAAATTTATGAATGATTTAAAACTACCTGTAGCATTAGTGTTTGCCATGGCTGTGCAATTAGTAGCTTTAGTGTGGTACATATCAGGGTTAGTTCATGATATAAAACATTTACAAGAAAAAACTTTTGCACAAGAAGTAACAATCGATTTATTAGATGCAGATATAAGTTCTCTTTGGGCTTTCTGCACATTTACAGAAAATAGATGGTCTGAAGCTTACACAGATGACATGGTTTATGAAAGAGTTTGTGGAAGTAAAGAACCATTAAAGGAGTAATTATGAGTTATAAATTAAGTAGTCGCTCTCTAGGAAAGCTAGAGGGTGTTGATAATAGTCTCGTAGCCGTTGTAAAACGAGCTATTGAACTAACTAAGGTAGACTTTGGAGTAGTTTATGGTATGCGTACCGTAGAAGAACAAGAAAAACTTGTTGCCGCAGGAAAGTCTCAGACAATGAAATCAAAACACCTAGAAGGTCGTGCAGTAGATCTTATGGCGTATGTAGATGGTAAAGGATGTTGGGAACTCAACGTCTATGATGATCTTTGTGACGCTATGAAAGCAGCTGCAAAAGAGCTAGGGGTGGCAATTAAGTGGGGAGCCGCTTGGTCAGAAGGTGATATTCGAGACTATCCTAGTTCCTCGGAGGATGCTATGATGGCTTATATCGATCTTAGACGTTCACAAGGACGTAGACCATTTATAGACGGGCCTCACTTTGAACTTATTTAAGGTGAGCAAAATGGCACATACTATAATCGATGATTGGAAAGTTATTCCTAGATTAATGATGTTAGCAGTAACAGTTCTGACATATCAGGCAGTTCATTGGTACATGGCACTTCCAGACCCAACAGTACAACAAAGCGGATTAGTTTCTGTTTGCATGGGTGCCTTAACAGGTTGCTTCGGCATTTGGATGGGGAAAGAGTCTAAAACTACAGTTGTTTCAACACCTTCTTCTTCAAAGGTAGAATATGAGGTGAGTAGATGATACAAGCATTATTAG